CCATTGAGTGACGGGCTGAGGTCCGCCGCCTCCTCCGCCAGTCCTTCCCGCTCCACCACCGCCAAAACCAGGTAAACGGTTCGAGAATCCTCTGAATGAGGGGAGGAACGAAGGACCCGTGAATCCCTTGACTAGCCTGCTTAGACTTGGCGAATCGCCTTTGACTCCTACGAACTTCCTGTAGACGACCTTGCCGTTGAATGTGAGTGTCATGTAGCCGTCCGGCGTGACGGTGTAACCACCAACCTCACCTCGAGATGCCAGAGCTCCGGCAGCTCCGATCGCCCCGGCAGCAGCCGCACTTGCTGGAAGAACAGACAACGGTGTTCGACCGGCAACGGCACCTACTCCCGTGTATTGCCCGACACGTCCAACCACTCCCGAAACACCAGCGGCCCCAACACCAGCAGCGCCCACCGCAGTCGCGCCCGTGGCAGCAGTCTGCGCTGTCGCAGCCTCACCGGCCGCTGTCGCTACCAGTCCCCATTTCGCTGCCAGACCCGCAACCGCAGTTGTCAACGCAGCGATCTTCGTCACGGTATAGATGCCCAATAGCACCTTGAGCGTGTTCGCGAACGAGCCTGTCACCTTGTCGACGACATCAATCGCTGTTCCGAGTGCATGGAACAAGTCTCCTGCCGTCTTCGTGATCTCGTTGACGTCCTTCTGCAACCGACCCGACTCGTTCATCTTCGCCAGCCAGTTCGACAGGCTTGTAGCGATACGGTTGAACTCAGGCAGAAGCGACTTCCCGATCGTCGCTCCCGTGTCGGTAAGCGTTGCACGGAACTTCTCCGCCGCTGTCGTGCCGGCCTCAGCCTGACCGGCGAACTTCGCTGTGACGAAGGCGAGAGCCTGCGTTGTCGTCACATGCTTCGGAACGATGATCCCAAGGCGGCGCAGCGCAGTAGCCGATCCGCCCAGTGCTTTCGCCAACGCCAGCGACGCAGACGACAGCGAGATCGTCCTGGCTCGAGCGATGTCCGCGGCGAGTCCGGTCAGCTTCAACGACTTCGAGACATTGCCACCGATACGAACGAGGAAGCCGAACGCTGTGAGGAGATCGGCCTTCGTGAACCCGGCAAGGTGCGACTCCTTGAGCAGGGCTGCGTCGATCTGGGTGCCGTACTGCTGCCACGACTTGCCGCTCGTCTGCAACTGACGGGCAACCTGCTTCTGAGCGACAACCTCCGCCTGTGCCGCCTTGATGCTGCCTCGAACAGCCGCGGCGCCTGACGCGAACAGCAGGAACCCGCCCGATGCGAACGCCAACGATCGGCCGAGGCTGGTGAACGCACCGGATCCGGCGAGGATGCCTCTCGTCGTCTTGCCGAAGTCTCGTTCCGCCGTCTTGCTCTTGCCCGCGAACGCAACCTGTGACACGGCCGTTTCGCCGGTCAATGCGGCCAGCCTCTTCTGCGCCAGACCGAGCTGATACGTCGCGGCTATCTGCTCATCGGAATTCTTCACATAGCTGGCGGACGCCAACTGGTACTCGGCGATACTGGCGCGAGTCGCCTGAATCCGTTTCGTTGTCCCGGTAAGCGTCGCCGCAGTCATCTTCGTCTGCGTCGATGCTGCGACATCGCCAAGCTCCTTGAACGCCACGACGTTCTGGTCGGTAGACGCGATCAGGCTGGCGTTGTCGCCGTAGAACTCGACACCAACGCGACGGCTGAACTGGTTCAACTAGCCGCCTGCTTCATCGCGTCCCACATCGCGATGATCTCGAACAACGAGATGTTGTCCTCGAGGATGTCTGGCCGGTGGAGGCTGAACTCGACGAGCATCCAGGGTGCCCACATCAGGCTGGGGTCTCGCTGGAATCCTCGGATGTCGAGGGGGTCGGTTCGGGAGCAGATGTCGCCACCGGGGTCGCAGATGACTCGGATTCGTCTGATGGCGAGCCGGAGCTGCTTGAGTCGACTTCTGGCTTCGGCTCCTCGGTCAAAGGGACCGAACCGTTCGACTCCTCCTCATCCGAACCCAGGAACGTGACCTCGTTCAGTTCGAGCTCGTCGACGAGCAGCATGATCCGCTCCACCGACCAGTCGGGATGCTTCGCGCGGATGCTGAGTCCGATCATGGCGAGCATCATGATGCCTCGTCCACGCTGCGATGGGTCGTCGAACGCTTCCGCGAACTCGTCGAGTGGCATCTGTGTGCAGCGGTCGATGATCTTCAAGTCCTTCGCCCCGCTCATCCCGATCGAGAACGGGAAGAATTCCGACTCGCGAGCGTCGGGGAACTTCAACTCAAAACCAGCTTCTTGTGCCATGTCCCGGCCTCCTAGTACGTCTCGAATACGGCGATCACCTTGTCGATCGCCTTCACGAACTCTGCCTCCAACTCCGGCATCGTCTTCGTCACCGCCGGCAGGAGAGCCTTCCTCATCTGCAACGAGCCCCAGTCCGGTCGTTGCCCAGTCGTCTTCAACAAGGACTGTTCGACGGCCACACCGCGCTGACGGACACGAACCTTGAAGCCGGCCGCCGACTTGGTGCTGTATTTGGCGAGGCGCGGGACGGCGTCCACTTTGACGATGTCTCCTGCTTCGCGGAACGCCTCCCGCACCTCTTTATTCGTGGCGCTGCCCATAGCCTTCGACGCTTTCAACAACTCCGAGAGGCCGCTGACTACGAACTCGTCAGGCATCTAGCTCGTCGCCCACGCCCAGACGGCACCGGACGCGGGAAGGATCGTCGCCGTGATCTCTGCGCGACTGTCCAACTGTGCGTTCAGCCCGTCGTATTCGTAGAGCTGCGCGGTCCCGCCGTACCACGGATTAGTGGCTGACCGTGCAGCCGAGGTCGGCCTGACCTCGAACGTGAACGTGGCCGTGCTGCTCGTGTAGAGCGGGTTGAGCAACTGGTGGATCTGGGTGTTGCCGAAGTCCTGCAAAATCTGGACGACCGCCGACTGTGTACGGCGTCCTGTGACGAACTCCGACGTGCTGGTCGGGTTGAAACCCGACACGTCGATCTGGGTGCGTGCATCCGGCGTGTCGACGGAGACGCACCAGTCACTGATGTTCTGGCTGTTGATCAGCACTAGAACATCGGTTGCGGCAAACTTTGCCACGGTCAGCTCCCTTCGGGACTATGGGTTGATATGCACATGCGTCCCGGTTAGAGCTCGATCTGGATATGCCAAGTGGAACCAAGCACTTCACCACTAGGCGTCTCGATGTACTGTTGCCCGTCACATCGTGTGACGATCGCGTTGTTGACGATACCTCCGAGCGTCTTGTCGGATTCGATCGCCGTCCAAATATTCGTTGCGCCCAGTGGTGACAGCCATGTGTCCAATCGCATCTGCGCGGATTCCTGGGTTGGTGCGCCGGCGAGTCCTTGGACGAGGAAGTTGTCGATCTCCCATGACCCCATCGCGACCTTGATGATCTCGCCGAACCCTGTAACTTGGATCGTCGGCGGCGTCGGAGACTGACTCTTGTACGGAGTCACCTGAGACGTGTTCCCGACAACGGCTTTGATGTTCGCAACGATCCCGGCGCGGATCTGGGAAATCTCGACTATGGACTGGGTCACAGGATGAGGAGTGGCTCGTCCGCGTCGAGGTTGTCGAGGAGGAAGCTGACGTCAGGGTCGATGCGGCCCAGCCTTGCCGCGGCGAGCGCGTCGGTGCCTACGGTCAGGATCCCATAAGGGGTCTCGCGTGCCCTTTTCAGGTAGCGGCCGGCGAGGATCGTTGTCGCCTGCGTCACCTGATAAGGCGCGGTTGACCAGCCGAACGTGCCGCCGATCTGGACGCCGTAGTCGAACGGAGGCCAGATGTCTCCGCCCTGCGGCCTGAGCGTGACTTGGTTGTACGGGCGACTGTCGAGAGCCGCGTTGATCGGCTCGAGGTAGAAGTCGACATCGACCGTCCAGGTCGTGTCGTAAGTGCCGTCTCCTTGCATGTCCACCTTGAGCGCGGTGAGCGTGACGAGATCGTCGATCTGGATGCTGCACTCGCTGACGTCAGCGGTGTAGCGGCGCGTCTCGGCGACGGGATAGAACTTGCTGTTCTT